ATGTTGTAGTCCTGTAAATCCATCAGTCCCATTTGAAATATCAATTTGTTGGAATATAATACACTGACCAGTTTGAACAGTGATGGTCGGTTGGAAATCACAATATTCTGGACTGCCGGGGTCGGCCGGATATTGAGCATAAAATACATTGTTGATATTACTATCAACTCTAACTTCAAGGTCAACCAAGAAGCCTGTGCCCGTTATACCGTGGTCAACTAAGGCATCTTCGCCTGTTACTGCATAGTCAGAAGGACAGGGAGCAACATACTCCGGCGCTGCCGTGGTTGTGGTTGTTGTAGTGGTTGTGGTTGTTACATCACATGGCATTAAATGTTATCTCCCTCGTTCATTTAATTCATATCTTCTAGTGATTTGATTCTTGCTTCAAGTGCTGTAATCGTATCGGCCAGAGCAGATAATTTATCTCCTCGACTACGAAGAGCCTTTTTGTGGGCTCGTCTTCTTCCAACAGTTTCTTGAGCCCTTGATGATGCCGGATGAAGGCTGCCTGCAATACGGCTGATTTTACTATTTCCAATGCTCCCAACCTCGGCCCGTTTCAGGGCATCAGTTAGATGTTTCGTGACCTTCATGCCCCTTGAATGAATCGCATGGTCAGTCGTTTCATCGGTAACCAACAAGGGCATGTTGTTGATACTATTTTTGATGTTATCTTTTTTTGCCATATTATGTCACCGCAATGGTTCTGAAATTCTTTACTCTAGGAATATAAGTTGAGTCACCAGTATGTAGTGTAATTTTAAATGAATATCGTGCGATAGGACTATCAAATGCTTCATTAATTGCGTTAAATCCTGTTAAGGCCTCAGCATTTTCATTTTCAACATCATAATAATTTTCCGGCACATTGTATTCATATTCGAAAAATTCATCGTCTGTTTCTGAGAATAGAAATTCTTGTGTTGAATCTAGTTCCATCTCAAACCAAGGCAAAGAATCAAAGTTTCTATTATCATCTACAGATTGGGCTTTTAACCAAACACGGATATCTGTTGGAGTAATATTATTACCACTATCTCTATATTGTGGTCTATGTCCAGTCAGATATATTTTAAAATCGTCACACTCAATACCATCCTCAAGTTCTACTCGTCTGGTAATATATCTTGGTCGATTCTTTGCTGAAATTGTTGTTGGGGCAAATGGGGCACTTTCTTCAGATAGGTAGTTTGATGACTCAGAAATAATATTGTTAACCCCAATTAAATTAAACCTATCTAAGTCAATAACAGGAGATAATCCTTTGTCATTTGTATCAATATTTACTTCAAGTTTAAACTTAGAATTGTCTGTATTAACTGGTAAGGTTTTACTTAGGTTAATATTTTCGTTAAATGGAATTACATAATTCGCAATTTCTGGTTCTTGACTATCTGGTAAAATTAAAGTCAAAGGTGCTTTTTCGAATTGAACATTCTCAGAAACAACTCTGAAAGTATCGATGTTTAGATTTCCAGTCCCAAACTCATCAATCGAATCATTCTCGAATGTTAAAGTGGTGCCCAGTGCATCATCCACTCCTTGGAATTCACATCTATTAATAGTAAACATAAGGTCAACATTTTGGTCGGCCGACCATGTACTACCGTTTTGTGATTTGAAGAATACACCCGCATAAGGTTGTTGTGTAATTCGTTCGGTACTTGGTCCGACTCGTTGTTCGCCCATTTCTGCAATGTAGCACTCATACTCATCGCTGTTCGACATAACCACAATAGCATATTCGCCAGGAATTAAGAAAACTGGAGATGAGAATTGGAATCTAGTATATGTGTCTGCATTCTCTGGGTTTGGAATCGTTGACTCAGTTAAGGCCTTAGTGGTCTTAACTTTAACTTGGTCAACAACAGCCTCTGCGAAAGGAAGAACCATCGAAGAGTGTGGATAACCATTAACTGTAGGTCTAATTTGAACAGTAATAGGAACACCCGAAGCAGGTTTGTTCGCAAGGAACAAATCGACACTGTGTACCCAAACACCATTTGGTTCTTGTTGGTCATCAACAAGGAATGTTTGCGCCAATGGGTCTATCCATTTAACCTTATCATTTTTCTGAGTTGTCTTTGTTCTAGTAACAACATCCCGAACAACATTTGAATCGGATACAGATTGTCTCTTTATTGTCGGAACTCTAGTAGAAACCGTTGTTCCTTGTTTGGTTTGTAACAAACCTTGTGCAAAGTAATTTGCTTCAGCAGAAGTCATAGCACTTCTAACATTATTAGTTGGGCTGTCAGTTAAACGGAATTCTCTTTCTCCCGTTTTAAATATACCCGCAGGAATGTTAAATTTCAAATCTGTAATTTTACCTGCATCATCAGTCACAATGGGACCACCAGAAACTCCATCATATTCACAATGTTCAATAACATCAATATCATCAAAGAATGGATATACCTGAGTATTTGGTTTCATCATAGAACCATTGATTGATACAACTTTTGTTCTAATGAATGGAACAATGCTGACATCAATAATTCTATCACCCAAGTTTTTGGTAACTCGTTCAGGAATAATAGTTGTTCGGATGCCGCTCCGTGTTTGCTTTTTGGTAATAACCGAAGTAGTTTTTGTTACTGTGGTATGTTGCCGTTGACTTCTCATACGAAGGCGGCCATCGGGCGCTTTTCGTGTATGGGGTGCATCGAGCCGTGCATTTACAGAGGTAGTAATAGAAGATTGTGATTTAATTTTTGAACCAGTCCATGTGGTTTCCCAATCATTCCATTGAGTTCCAGATGCTCTTTCGCCCATGGCTTCCCACGCATCATTTTCACCTTCAAGATTAATCTTAACAGTTGGTTTAGTTTTGGTATCTTTCCATGTATCAGACGATGGACTCAATTTAATTGACCCCAACCAATTCGTTACATTGAAGGGATTGACACTAATTGCACGACTTGCAACGGGCTGAACTAACCACCTTGGTGGGTTTGCTAATGAAGTTGCATCGGTGTCTTTTCTGTCGCCCAAATATCGTAGCGTTAAAATACCATCATCAGATTTAACTACCTTGCTGTTTTCTAAATTATCGGGGTCACCAATATTTAAATTATATGCTTCAAATCTTGGTCGAAGTTCACCATATTCAAAATCAATAGAACAGTTGTAATCTCTGTGAAGAACATCACCAACACCATGACCTTTGAAATTATCAACTAATATACCATTCTTATATCTTTCCATACCATCAGTACCATCAGTAATACTAAGTTCAGATGTTTCTTTCTCAAGAAGATTCAATGATGTGTAATACTCAATCTTTTCAATTCGTTTTTCAAGTTTGGCAATATCTTCCATCGTATAACGCTGATGGTCAACATAAGTCGAAATTACATCTTCTGCATTGTAAGTATATTCAGGAATAATAAGTGAATATAGAGTCATTGCATCTTTATCATCTTCGGGCACTTTCGGTAATATGCCCGCTTCTCCTGCTAAAATATCAAACTCTCTGGTCTTCCGTAAAATAAGTTTATCCATTCGTGGAAGATACGATTCATAATTCAATTGTGGAAGATGTGGTTTGCCTGGGAAAATGCTCATTGGTCTTAAGAATGATGTAACTGAATCTTTGTCAGCACCGGCCGCATCACCTACAATAAAGTTATCCTTAATAGGAGCATAAATAACATCATCAATCAAAGTTGGGTCATCTGTATCATATGCTATGGCAATCGTTTCTGAATCTACATTTTTTCTCAGTGGTCTGAAATCTACGCAATTTCTTAATTCGTTGGTTGAACCAAACAAAGGACTAACATGAACAGGAATATCTTCATACCCATCAAAATCTGGATGGTGGTTGACATCATCAATATATGAATTGACAATTAATGGGCCGGCGCCAGTATGTTCGAAGAATTTAAATCTAACATACAGAGTGGCATTAATCTCCTTGTCAGCCGCAGTTGCATCAGGGCCGCCTCCTCGGAAATACCCCTGAACATAAAGACTGCGTAGTTGGTCTAATCCAATAATAATTTTTCCGTGGTCGTAAATGTTGTCGCCGTGACCGCTTTCAAATTCAAATTCTGGTGCAATGTCCTTTAGATTTTCATTGCCATCATCATCTGTATGCCATACCAGAATATCTGTTACTTCTTCAACATCTGAAACACCAAGACTTGTAACATACTCTCTTGGTAAGGTAGCAATATTACCGTCAAAGAACTGCAATGGTTGGCCTGGTATATTTGGCCCAGAGACACCAACCGTTGATAGGGCCGATGGCCAATCTGCTGACCAATTGGGACCAACACTTGAGTTAATATATTCTGATTGAACATTAGCATTCTTAAGAGTGACTTTATAGTATCCTGCTAAAGAATCCTCTGCAACAGTCGAAAAATATTGCTCCCAGACGAGTTCGGTTCTATAGTCCACAATACTCTTTAAAGTTTTTGTTCTAATATGAGTGGGTCCAAAGTTCGTTGCCTCGTTGTCATCTGAAACTATACTAGAACCGATTAATGTCCATTTCGAATCAGGAACACCATCTCCGTCAATATCCTCGGTGATATTTGCATCCAATATTGTTTCATCGTTGACCCACAGTGTAAGTTTATTTTTTTTGTCCTGGTCCCCGTGGTTTCCAATCAAAAATTTAGTGGTATCGGAGAGGTCATATACCTGACCAGACTCTTCATTCAATAATGCATATTTGACTCTCAATGAATCTAGGTCATCGTCACCCGTTGAAGTTGAAAAAAGATTAAAAGCAAAATTACCATTGTCTAAAAGCCAATCATTTACTTCACCCTCAGTGGGCATTACATCGTTGTTTGATTCTGCTAGAACCCATTCTTCTTCAACCAAGTTAGTGCTTTCAGCATAATCTGCAAGTTGAATATAATATACTTCTGCTTGATTGGTTGGACTCTCTAAGTAAAAGTGATTACCACTAGCAGTCCATGTACAGTTTGTAACGGTTTTTACAGTTTCATAACTATCAAGACTCTTTACATGTTTGACAGAATTATTATTAGGTAAACAGAATATGTTAGTATTGTTTTTGGGGTCGTATAAAATAGTAGAACCATCAGTTGGGTCATCACTGTTACCAACAAATAATTCCTCTACGCCCCAAGTAGGACTCACACTAAACATTGGAACATCGTTATTGTAGACTCTAACTTCAGATACATCAGTCAATAATTTTCCTAAATCCATATCGACATCATAAAGATATACTTGTGCTAACTGGTCTTCCCATGTAATATTGGTTGCAAAATTATAGTTTACCCAACGAACCCTAGCAGACCCTTTCTTTTCAAGGGTCGGTCCAGCCATTAAACCACCGTTGTCAGTATCTGAAACCCAACCTTCCACAGCACCCCACAATTCAACATAATATTGTGATGCGGGGTCCCGATATGGAGCATCACTGCCAGTGATGACATCACATAAGAGGAAATTACCAATTCCATTTACAATCTGTTGATTTTCAGTTGTGATAACTTCTCTTGATTTGGGTAAAGTTAAATACTCAACACTTTGATTTTCAAATTCATATCCAAAAATATATGCCTTACCTGTACCCATACCAAGTGCAAGTTTCTTTTTCGCTTCTGCAACTTCATCTAAACCATTTTCGGTACTTGGTGCTAATCGGGCCAGTGAATATAATCCATTTCTCATATCACTTATTAATTGAATAGGTGTAAATGTACTCGCATATGCCGAGTCGCCTGTGTCAAGTGCTATAAGTTCATCAGTTGTGATTATTTTCGATTCTTTATCACCACTACCATCTGCAAGAGTAATAACCATACCTTCTGTGGGTGTTCCTGCTAAAAGATAAATCACGGTTGTTCCATATAATTCTAAATCTTCGTCTGCAATGTCAACATGAATTCGTTCACCTTCTCTATTTAAGAAAGCATCATCATGAACAACTATGGCTGTAAAATAGTCATTAGTATCCTCTTTACTGCCACTGATGATATCATCTTTTTTATATGGTGCGTAATCACCTACTGTTGTTGGCATACTTCTAGTTAAAACATATCGGTCATCTCTGAAATATTCACGAACTTCGGTTTCAAATGGTCGAACGGTATAATTTCCAGATTCGTCATAAGTTCTTCGTGCTAATGTTTCTTCGAAGTTACTATATGTTGGATACTTTTCAAAATATGAAATCGAACCATCAACAATTCTTAACTTTTCTAAGAAATCATCAGTAGTATAATCTGCAAGTTTAGCATCATTAACAATATTAGGAAATGCATGTTGACCAAGTGTAAGTTCAAGTTTATATCTGTCTCCGCCTGGAGCAGAATAGTTATATGAACCAAATGCATTATCTAAAAGAGTTACATCTTCTGTTGATTCAACGGCTTGCCTAGTAATATCAAACCCAACCTTAGCGGTAGGAAATTGAAACAATCGAATCCCTACTAGATTTTGATTTGTTCCTTCATCGGTTAGATATGAGACAAAATTACTAGCACCTGACATATCATCTGATAAAATTGGAAGAGAGCCAGGTGGCGTTTCACTTTCAACTTCAACACCGTCTGTACTGTCAACAATATCAGAAGTTTGACCTAATATTGTAGTTAATCGTCTTGCAGTCTTGTAGAGTGGAACAATTTGTACAGGTGTTAAAACAAAATAACCTTCCACATAGAAAATACCTTCATCGTTTGAAACCAGAACAGCATCACCAGTGGTATAGATGTTATCTCCGTCAGTCTCACCAGTGGTATTTTGGGGTGTGGTTTTAACGGTGCATCTATATTGTGTGTTAAGTATCCTTGGAGGCGTTGCATTATCATAAGTAATTTTAGTCAATACATCTTCGTTTGAGTATTCTGCGATTGGTCTTGGTGTTCCCTCCACAGTACCGTCTTCTAGATTAACGGTGATTTCATCTTGATACTCAATGAAGAAAATATGATATGGGTCAGCGGCCGTTGCTTTTTCAATGTGAAGAATTCTAGCCCGTTGGGGTGTGGTAATCGGGTCCCCTAAAGTAGTTTCGGTAGATTTAAGAATAGAGATAGTAGAATTTGTAAAGTTATCAGTATCAATATCCACACCATCATATTGTTTTTCAATTCTTAAGAAGCGACACTTAATGTCGGCAACCTGGCCATCGAAAACTTGGCTTCCTTCTTTGAAAAAGTGATTACTAAATCGAGTGATTTGATTTTGTGAGATACTCTGTAACTGAGTCAATTCTCTTGCCTGAACAGAACGCCCAGGCTTAAACAAAATCCTCAGAAACTTTTTAGTTTCATCGTAGTCATCAAAGTACGGAGACTTTGAAAAATTATTTGGGTTATATTCAGCCATCTAGCACATTCTCCTAGAATCTCAAAAGAAGTTTCATTTCTTCTGCTCGTTCAGTGTTTCTCATAACAGGAAGTATATTCTGTATGTATAGCATTTCTCCAGAATCGGGTGTTAATGTTGGATATTCAATCAATGGTTTTGTTCCCGTTGGGTCTGTTATATCTGTTTTAATTATACCCGTAACACTATTATCTATGTAGGTTACAGTATCGCCTGCAAAGAATTCTCCGTCCCAATCACGGACAGAGGTTACTTCGATTGATGCTTCAGAACCATCTGTACTAATTGTACTATCAACAATATAACCTGTACCTTTCTTGTAATCATCATCTTCTGGGTCGATTGGTAATTCCGCCCCTCGATGAAAAATAACCTGGCCATCCCGTGGAAAATCCCCCTCCACGAAAACATTATTCTCCAGTGGCACTTTAACATTCAGAACATATGATTGCTTATATGCATTGAGTGGTATGGTCAAGTTGCTAGTATCACTTCCTAAAATGCCAGCATTTGTTTCTTTGTTGCCTTCGGTGTTAAGATTACTAATATTAAACTCACCCAACGAATCATCAATTTTTACAAATTGTGTAATTCGTTCTCCCGCAAGTGGTTCGCCCGTATTCGAGTCAATGCGAGGAACAATGAATTGACCCCTCACATCTTTAAGATATATGAACCCCGATTGACCACCAACATCTGTAACCCAATCTACAATTTCTGCTGTTGAATATGAAGTAGTTCCAATAATCATAGAACCCACATCAAAAGTTTCGTTCGTATAATCTAAAAGTTTGAATGGTATATCGACATCGTTGTATGCATCATATGAAGGATAATTGTCTGCTGAATCATAAATGGCAAGTCCAGGCACTACCACACCATCCACTGTTGTAGTTCTGCTCTGTTTAATAAATTCAATATCTCCAATGACTTCAAGGAATAATTTACCAACTAGGTCCCATCCTGCACCTTCGGTTGGGTCAACTGGTGGCCACACAGGCGGCACCCAATCAAGAACAATACCCTTAGCACCAGTTTCTTCTTGAGTTACCTCTGAACCCTTAACAAAATCATATTTTGTGCCTGGTGTGTATATGTTTGGTTCACCTTCGGCTCCTGTTGTTAAATCAAAATCAATTCGAATTTGATTTGGTTTAACAACACGAAGTCTAATTCTTTCATCTTGTTCTTCTCCTGCAATTTCACCTGCAAATATGCCTTTATTGATAGTCGGGTTCTTTACTATACCAAATTGACGGAAATCATTAACAGCAGTAATTGCACCACCTGCTTCACCCTCAGTTCGAACATTTATCATAACATCATTCGCACCCAATTCTGTTTCACAGTCTGCACCGTGGCCGCCGGGTGGTGAAATTTGTGGTTTAATTAAAGTTTGTAGGTTGTCGGTTAGTTCTGACTGTGACCCACCAGACGGCCTAACGGCAATCGCTCGGACTACTGAATAATCCTTACCTGCATTTACCATAAGAACATCATCGACCACATATTGTGCAGAATTTAATGAAGTTTCCTCCATTTTTGGGATTCCAACTGCACCAGAACCATTGCCAAGTATTTTAACTGTTGGAAGAATTTCAAACCGGCTAATATCATTTGACGAAACACTTAATGGCCGGGCTAAAGGAGTCTTTAAAGTTAATAAAGCATATCCTAAACTACAATCTGCTTGACCATCTGGACAAAGAGGGTCTTGTGTGGTCGCTTCTGTAATTTCTAAGTATTGACCCGCACCAGAACCAGAATAAATGTAAAGAGAATAACCAACAATATCTTCTACTGCTCCTGCATATGTTAAAATATTTTTCATATTAAGAGCAACTTCAAATGCACCAACTGATGCGGCCGCAACAACAACATTTTGCTGAATTTCAAATTCATTTGGGCCATCGAAGTGAGTGGACACTACAGTGTGCGGCCAGTGTGAACCCTGTTGAATAATATCAACTTGCTCAATACTACCATCAACTGCTTTTTGTTGAACATCATATTGCAGTGCTTTCTCGCCCGTATAAGAAATGCCCGTTAATGTTTCTACTGGCATAAAGTCCGATGTTAGAAATTTCTTATTATCTTCAGAAATTTGATAAAGAAACTTCCACTTATATCCATCAGGGGTTTGGAAAAGATTTGTCGTGGTGCTAATCGGTTCATGCGTAGATGCTATACCTTGGTTATTTGAAACACATTTATATACCCTGTTGTCGGAATTCAACACATAAAATTTAACAGGACATGCTTCATTAAACAAATCAACACTATCATCATATTGTGAATACACTGTATTTTTTATCCAATTATATCGGGGAACAATCAAAGACAAATCATCAGGTTTCACCAATTGAAGACCAATCATACTATTCCAACAATCAGAGGCTGAAAGAAAAGTATCTAATGTGAGTGGTGCTTCATTATCATTTTCCCACGGATGAGTTCTACTATAAAATAGATAATAGAAATCATCTGAAATAGTATCGAACGATTTAATAAAATCTCTAGCAAATTGCTTTCGAAAGTTCGATTTAATTGGAGTTTCTGTAGCCATTCTTACCTCACCTGTTGATACGATAAATC